AAACATATACAAAGTTATAGCAATAAAGGTAGCGTACCTTTGAAACAAGCAAAAAAAGTTTCTGTCTCTACAAAACCACAACCTGGTATGGGTAAAGGTAAAGTGCGAGGCGCTGGTATTGCTGAATCTGGTACTAAGTTTTCTGGCGTATATTAATGTCGGTACTCTGGTTACGAGAAAAATTATTGAAAGAGCTTGCTGAAAAAAGGCAAGCCGTTACAGACACATTATTGGCTGGTGTCAAAGATATGGGCCAATATGAGTTTCTACGTGGACGTTACAGTTCTCTCGTTGATGTAGAAAATGATTTAAGGGAACTGCTAGGAAAAGTGATAGAAGATGACGAAGACGAACAAGGTGGTAGTTCCTGACCACGTCGCAAAAGAAATCGAAAAAGAAAATCAAGCGATAGAGCAAACAGTACAAGAAACTGGTGAACAGCTTGATAAAGCCTATGTGGATCCTGCGCTTAAAGTTCTTGATCCAACACTATTAGATAAATCCGCACTTGAAAGAATGCCAACACCTACAGGGTGGCGTATGTTAATACTACCATTTGCAGGTATGGGTGTTTCTAAAGGCGGTATCATTATGACAAAAGATACGGTGGATAGAGAAAGACTATCAACTGTTTGTGCTTATGTAGTAAAAATGGGGCCACTTTGTTACAAAGACGATAAGTTTGGTAGCAAACCTTGGTGTGAAGAAAAACAATGGGTATTGATTGGCCGTTATGCTGGTGCTCGTTTCAAACTTGGTGATGATGCAGAATGCAGAATCATTAATGATGACGAAGTGATTGCTACCATACACGATCCAACCGATATCGTTGCAGTATAGGAGGATTTATGACAGAAGAAGTTGTAAACGAAAATGAAAATCTAGAAGAAGGTGAAGTGGTTGAGCTTGAAGAAGCGCAACCTGAGCCTGAAGAAGCTGTAGTTGATTCAGAGCCTGAGCAGGTTGAAGAACCTGAGCAGGAAGCTAACGCTAGTGAAGAAGATGAACTAGCTGGGTATTCTGATAAAGTACAGAAACGTATAAATTCTTTAACTAGGAGATTGCGAGAGGCAGAACGTGCAAGTGAATCGGCTTATAATCTAGCAAGCACTCTGAAACAAGAAAATCAAAGTCTAAAAGAGTCAGCAACCAAAAGTAATGAAAGCTTATACTCTGAAGCAGAAACAAGATTGCAATCGCAAAGAACGCAAGCACAAGCTGCTTTAAAACAAGCTATGATGGATCAAGACTATGACAAGGTTGCGAAAGCACAAGATATCTTGGCTAGATTAGCAGTTGAAGAGTCTAAGGTTAAAGATGGCAAAATCTCTTTAGAACAAACAAAAAACGAACAACCTGTTTCTTTACAAGAAGCAGAACCGGTAGTACAAAACGCTCCACCTGAACCTGATCCAAAAGCTCAAAGCTGGGCAGAAAAGAATAAATGGTTTGGTGAAGATAAAGTATTAACTATGGCAGCTTTCGGTATTCACGAAGAGCTAGTGGATGAAGGATTTGATCCTAGCAGCGATGAGTATTATACTGAGGTTGATAATAGACTTAAAGCTGAGTTTCCGCACAAACTTGGACAAAAACAAGAAACTGTGCAGAAGCCTCAACAAAAAGTTGCTTCGGCAGCCAGAAATACCCAGGCGTCAGGAGGTAAACGTAAAGTTAAACTCTCACCGTCAGAGGTTCAAATGGCTAAGAAGCTCAACGTACCCCTAAGTGAGTACGCAAAATTTGTAAAAAGGTAATAACTATGAATAGAGACGATAAGGGTAGGTTTATAAAACCTGAAAATGACAGAATGACCCGTTCTGCTGATACTCGTGACAAAGACGTGGCACGCAAACCTTGGGCTCCACCAAGCACATTAGAAACTCCACCAGCCCCTGAAGGCTATGTCTACAGGTGGATTAGGGCAGAGACTTTAAATCAAGAAGACAGGAAGAACGTAATGTCTAGACTCAGAGAAGGCTTCGAACTTGTTCGAGCTGAAGAGATTGGAGATTTTGAACTTCCAAGTATTATGGATGGAAAGCATGCAGGAGTAATTGGTGTTGGGGGCTTATTATTAGCTAAGATTCCATTAGAAACAAGAGAAGAACGTAACTCTTATTATCAAAGCAGAAGCAGAACTATGCAGGAAGCTATCGATAATGATCTATTGAAAGAATCTGATGCTCGTTCTCCAATTATGTCTCCGAGGAGAACTTCTTCAGTAACATTCGGGGGCGGTAAACGAAAATAATATATAAGGATAAAATATTATGGCAAACCCAGATAAACCTAACGGCTTTAAACTTGTCGGTAAGCTAGGCGGTAGCGTCCAAAATAATGGCGTTCAGAACTATCAAATCGCAAGTGGTCAAGCTGGTAGTATCTTCTCTGGAGATCCTGTTCAGATGTTAACAGGCGGTACCATTAGCGTCGTAAATTCAGCTACTACCGTCAAAATCTTAGGGATCTTCCGTGGTTGTAAGTATATTGACTCAGATGGAAGCGTGAAACATTCACCATACTTCCCAGGCGGTCAAACTTCAACTTCGACAATTGTGGCCTTAGTAGAGGACTCTCCTGAGAACCTTTACCAAGTGCAAAGCTCAGGCTCACTCGCTTTAACCGATGTGGGCGCAAACGTTGATTTAGATTATACAGCTGGTGATACAGTATCTGGCCAATCAAAGGCCGAGATTGCTGCTACATCATCTAGTGCAACTAAACAGTTCAGAATTATTGGTAAGGTTGATGAACCTGATAATGCATTCGGAACAAACGTTAGCTTAATAGTAAAAATTAATGAACATGCATACAGCACAACAGCTGGTGTCTAATTAAAGGAGTAAATAATGGCAATTAATAGATCGCAATTAGCAAAAGAATTAGAGCCAGGCTTGAACGCTTTATTTGGTATGGAATATGCTAGATACGACAATGAACATGCAGAAATCTTCGATCAAGAGTCATCTGACCGAGCATTTGAAGAAGAAGTACAGATTGTTGGATTTGGTAATGCCCCTGATAAAGCAGAAGGTGCTGGCATCTCTTACGATAGTGCAAGTGAAGGCTTTACCGCAAGGTACGAGCATGAAACAGTTGCATTAGCATTCGCACTTACTGAAGAAGCAGTAGAGGATAATTTGTATGACAGACTTGGTTCAAGATATACCAAAGCTTTAGCTAGAAGTATGGCTAACACCAAGCAGATCAAAGCTGCAAACATTCTTAACAATGCTTTCTCAGCAACAAATCCTGGCGGTGACGGGAAACCACTTGTGGCTTCTGACCACCCATTAGTAGGAGGCGGTGTTGGTGCTAACAGAGCAGCAGTTTTTGCTGACTTGAATGAAACTTCACTAGAAGATACTCTGATCAGAATCTCAACTCAGGTTGATGACAGAGGATTAGCAATCGCTTTACAAGGAACTAAGCTTATCATTCCACCACAATTACAATTTGTGGCAGATAGACTGCTTAACTCCCCAGGTCAGCCTGGTACAGCAAACAATGACATTAACGCTATGAAGAATATGGGAATGTTACCTGAAGGTTATGTGGTAAACCACTACCTAACAGACCCAGATGCTTTCTTCGTTAAGTCAGACTGTCCAGATGGCTTTAAGCATTTTGTTAGATCCCCAATGTCAACATCACTTGAAGGTGACTTTGATACAGGAAATCTAAGATACAAAGCTAGAGAGAGATATTCATTTGGATTCTCAAACTGGAGATGTGTCGACGCATCACAAGGTGCATAACAACTAACCTCGATAGTTGGAAGGGAGTCGAAAGACTCCCTTTTTTTATTGCTAAATTGATCTAACAGAGTTAGACTTTAATAAATTATGGCATTTAGCAACTAAGTGCTGACCCAAGGAGGGTTGTAATTTATGAGTATTAATTTTAAGAACAACGTTTCAAACGTTGATAAGAGAAAAGGTTCTAATCTTATGGGTATTATGCACCCTGGGCCTTTTACCGAATATTTCAACGATTTTTTTACATACAATGCAGGTGAGTGGAATGTTACAGAAACTGCTGCAGGTTCAGGAGCAAATAGTGTTACTAATATAGATGGTAATGGTGGCATACTACAAATGACTACTGATAATGCTATCGACGACGGCATTATTATTCAGCTAGGCACAAACTCTGCTATTAATAATTCTTTTGAATTTGATTTAGATCACGATTTTTTTTATGAAGCAAGAATAGCTTTAGATCACTATGACGGTGATAAAATGTCAGCCTTTATTGGATTATGTGGACAAGCAGATGATGAAATATTCGATGGTTTCTTCTTTCAAGACTTTATAGGACATCAATTTAGTAATTTAGGATTTGCAGCTTTCTTTCCTACTGATTTCTATGTTAGATGGGGTACAGAAGCAACATCACCAGGATCCGAAGGCAATAAAAATGCTGCCTATCCTGGAACAGCACAACAAATAACACAAGATACTCCACAAGTTTTAATTGATCCAATACCTTTTCCATCAGATGGTGAGTTTTGTACAATTGGACTTTGCTATGACAGCAAATCTCAATTAATATCTTGGACATATCAAGGTCAGCTTATTTCAAGAGTTCAGTTCGCAGATAACGATTCACAATCTAAAACATCAAGACGCTATGAAACTTGGGGCTATCCAAAAGGCGTGCTTGTTCCAACACTAGGCGTAAGAACAGAAGAAGCAGCAGCAAATAGTATGAAAGTAGATTACTTTAGATGCGGTATGAGAAGGAGGGACGCAGTATGAAATATGTATTTAGTTGGCGTGATGGCTCTATGGAGTTTGATACGATAGATGAAATGGTCGCTTGGATAAGTGCACAACCAGAAAGTTTTGCAAATCCATGCTATGAGGTGGTAAGTAATGGCTAAGAAAATAACAGTAACAATAGACGGTGTAGAAACACAATATGCGAATACAACAGCAGGCAAAAAGAAAGCAGCTGACGCTGCTATGGCTGCCTTGGCTGATGACTCGGAAGTAATTTTAGATGAGGTAGAAGTATAATGGCTAGTAATAATGGAAACGTAATATTCGGTAAAACTTCAGCAGTCGGTGAAGTGAATAACAAAATAAGGGGAAATGCTAGTGTCAGTTTCCCTAATGGTATATCAAACTATGCTAAAAAAGATCACCCATTATCAAAGATTGGTGTTCTAGACAAATCTAAATATATCCTTTGGCATGATGATTTTAATAACTATGTTTCAGGTCATTGGGAAAAGACAGTAGTTGAAGCAGGTTCAGGCAGTCACTCAGTAGGTGTTATAAACGGCGCTGGTGGCTTGCTAGAATTAGCGACAGATAATGCTAATAATGACAGAGTTTTATTGCAATACAAAGGTAATGCATCTCAAGCAGTTGGCAGTTTTGTCATGGATCCTAAGAAGAAAACATATATGGCTATGCGTTTCAAAGTAGATAACTGGCAGACATGTGCTTTTCATGTTGGCATGATGAGAAGACTGACAACTTTTAGTGGTCTTTTAAGTATGGGTGGTTATGTGCAAGGTGCAGCTACTGATCCATTATTCACAAGCTCTGACAAAGCTATATTTGCTTTTAATGCAACAGGTTCAGGCTTGCCGCTTAATGCTGTATTTAACACAACCACTTCCCCTTTTATTCCGACAGCAGGTGATGTGACAAATGATGAGTTTATAGAAATGATATTTATTTATGACCCTGAAAGAGGTGTTGGTAAAAAGATACCAGGCCCAAGAAACAATTCAAATTATGTTAATAATGTGAGTGCTTCTTTACCAGCTGGTCAAGTATTTACTAACCAAGCTTATCAGCATAAACCTGTATACTTCAAAGATTCTGCTAAAGGATGGGTTGGCTGTAATGCAAGTATAGGTAACTCAGATTTACCATACACAGCAGGGACAGATACAGTATCATCTTCAGTATGGCCTGACGGTATCAACCTAATGCCTACTATGATGATTAGAAACAGTACTGCTGCAATAAGTAAGTTGACAGTAGATTATTTAACAATTGCACAGGAGAGATAATGAGTACAAATTACGAAAAAGGTTTCAATAACTTACCAGATTTAAAAAATCACCCAGCTGGTGATTATATGGGTGGTGATTGGCCAACAAAGTTTAATATTATATTCGACGACTTTACATCATTTGATACCGCTTCAAATGGGTGGCGTGTAGGAACAAATGCGAGTTCGACAGTAGCATTAGTGCCAACATCTCAGTTTGATAGTAGAACAGCAAACGGTGTTCTCAGGTTGACACAATCTGCATCAAGCTCAGGAGCTGCTGGTAGTTGTTTATTAAATTGGGCTGGAGGAAGTGGTGCCAATAGAGCTACTATGCCATTTACTGGTACAGAACCATTCTTTTACCAAATACGTTATAAATATCCTTCTACTGCAACCGATTGTCTTTTAGGATTTAGTGTGGGTAATGAATCTTTGGCGACTGGTTCTCAATATGGAGGCTTTCAATTCATGCCTCCTAGCATGCAAGCTCAGTTTAATCCAAATAGTGGTTCTCCAGCTGGTAGTTTTCTTCGTATGAAAAGTGCTATTATTGGTGCTTTTGGTCACTTAGATGGAACAGATGAAATTACAACTTTAGATCGTTGGAACGTTCTTACATTCTATTATGATCCTAAAAGAAAGTTCATGTGCTATCAAATAAACGATAAAAGATTTGATGCTGCAGGGACAGAAAGGGCAAATTTAGACGGCCAAGAGTTTATGGTCGATACAGCCGACTCAATACCATTTGGTTCTAATATGATGTTATCAATCGGTCTGTCAGGAGCAACATCTCAGTTTATTGATATAGATTATGTAATGATTGGTTATTTAAGACCTGAGGAGCAGTTTTAATGGCATATATAATTAATTATACGAAATTAAATGGTGAGTCTGGCCAAGTGTCAGCCGCAGATGAAAATGCAATACAAGGTAAACTTGATGAAATAGGCCCTTGTTATGTAGAGATTAAGGAGGAAGAATAATGTCTTTAACAAATTTTCCTAACGGTGTTAGTAACCAAAGTGTTGATAACATAATCAAAGGTAATTTTTACGATCCTACTAGAAATCATGTATTCTTTGATGACTTTGATCATTACGATACCGATATGTGGTCTGAAATTAAATCAGCTAACGGTACAGTAGCAATCAGTCCTGATAATCCATCATGTATTAGATTGACAAGTCATACAGGTTCAAACGACTTTACAGGCCTATTATTAGGCCCAGCAGTAGGTACACCTGAGCATAACTTCACTCTTAAAAAAGATAGAGACTTTGTTATGAAGTTTAGATGGAATCCAAATGGTATGAACGCAAGTGATCCAGCATACGCAGGAGCATTTATGTTTACTGATGATGTGCAAGCAGGCCCACCAATATTCTTTTCACCAACACCCCCAACAGGGTCTATAGGTGTTTTGTTTAAAGGTGATCCAGCAGGCGGTACTGTATGTTATCAATATGTAAATAACGGTTCTAATGCTTATGCAGGTCTACTCAATTCATCAGATAATCCTGAGCTAAACGTTGCAAGTAGAGCAGGCTATCCAAATACATTTTTTACTGCAACCATTTATTATGATTCAGTCAAAGGTAGAATTAAATGGATACTAGAAGATACTTTAGTATCAGAAGTAGATATAACATTAACAGATAGAAGTTTAAAAAATAGTTCTTCAACATCTTTAACAGCAGACGATATACCTTTTACTGATTCAGGTGCACAAGTACTACCGCATATTTATGTAGCAAACTTTTTGAACTCAGGAGCACAAAGTGCAGACTTTGATTATATATTTGTATCTCAGCCAAGAGATCCAGGAGGGTTTAAGTAATGGCTATAAATTTAAAACTAATTAACGTGCAATCAGGCGAAGTTGTCAAAGAAGTATCTGTAGCCAATCAAGCTGCGGCTTACTCTGAACTAGAAAATTTGACTGAATCAGTACAGGTTGTTTGGGAGGAAGAATAATGAGTAGTGATGTAAAAACAGCGTCAACAGCCTCAACTGCTACAGGTGGTGTTGATTTAACTCAACATCGTTCAAGACTTAAAGGATATGTAATATCTGGCGGTGGCTCAGATGGTACAGTAACTTTTAGAGATGGTAGTGTAACAGGAACAGTTCTGTTAATTGCTCCTTGTAACGCAAACGATACCGAAACATTAAATATACCAGCAGATGGTGTATTGTTTGAAAACGGTATACATGCTGTTCTTTCAAATCTAGACAGAGTTACTATCTTCCACGCTTAATATGGTTAGTCCAAGGAAAGGCAAAGCAAGGGTAAAAGTAACTGCTAGTGGAAAAAGAGTAAGTTACGGCCAAGCAGGAAGAGCTAAAGGCGGTGGCCCTAGAGTGAAACCTGGCACAAGCAAAGGGGATTCATATTGTGCTAGGAGTCTCGGTATAAAGAAAAGATTATCTAAGAAAAAACAAAATAACCCAAACACTCCTAATAACCTTTCAAGAAAAAGATGGAAGTGTGTGGGTGCTAAATCCAGAAGAAAATAAATATAAGGGGAAAAATATGAAATTTTGGGAAAAAGTTGCAAATTTCTTTGGCTGGGTAAAAGTCAGAGCTCGTGATGAAGATGGTCGATATGTTGCGGATGACAAGTCGACAAAAAAGAATGAAGCCTATAAAATGGTACATAAGGATTTGGTTAAAAAACCAAAACGTAAATATACAAAAAGGAAGAAGAAATAATGGCTATTACAAGTAGTAAAGGTGTCCAAAGAATGGAAGTATATCCACCTGCAGACAGTTCAGCTGATGATACAGCAAACGCTAAACATGAAACAGTAATGGTTGTGTATGAAAATACATTATCAGGGACTGGGGCAGATGCACATTTAGATGGACAAGTTTCAACACAAGTAGTGCATTTAAGCAAATACGTAGAAGACGGTGGCGCAGCTACAGATGTGTCAGGAGAAGATGCTCTTGTCCAGACAGTTTGTGGCGCTATTTGGTCATAAATGTACGAATATAAATGCGAGGTAACTCGTGTTGTCGATGGGGATACATGCGATTGTATCCTCGATCTCGGTTTTAGTATCATGCATAAATGTCGTGTCAGACTTTATGGTATCGATACCCCTGAATCTAGAACTAGAGATCTAGATGAAAAAGCCAGAGGCAAACTAGCTTCTAAGTTCTTAGAAGATTCAATTAATAACGGTAAAGAAATCATCCTTAAAAGCGAACTAAAAGATTCTAAAGGTAAGTACGGCAGAGTCTTAGGTTCTATCATAATTGATGGGTTAGATATTAATAAAGCTATGGTAGCTAACAATCTAGCAGTTAGATATTTCGGTCAAAGCAAAGCTGATGTAGAGGCAGAGCATATGGTAAACCGAGATATTTTAGTTGCAGAGGGTGCTTACGAACCAGTATAATCAAAATATGGCTGGTAAAAAAGACGCATGTTATCGTAAAGTAAAAGCTAGGTACACTAGAAATGGTGGTACTTGGCCTTCAGCTTATGGTTCAGGCGCTCTTGTTAAATGCCGTAAAGTAGGTGCTAAAAACTGGGGCAACAAATCTAAAAAAGCTACTGGTGGCCCTATCAAGATGAAAGATGGCGGTACAGTAGTTATGCGCAGAGGTTGTGGTGTTATGTTGCCAGGTAAGAATAAAAAGACTAGGTTAGCATAATGGCAAAAGAAGGCTTGCGTAAATGGTTTTCTAGAAACAAAGGCAAAGGTTGGATTGATTGTAAAACAGGCAAACCTTGTGGACGTAAATCAAGGTCTGATAGTAAAAGACCGTATCCAGCATGTAGACCAACCAAGGCACAATGCACATCAGCAGCTAAAAAGAAAACAGGGCCAGCAAGAATTAGTTGGCAAAAGAAAAAGAATGGTGGTTTTATAGCTAAAGGTTGTGGTAAAGTAATGAATGACCGTAGGAAGGTTACAACAATAAGTTAATTATGAAGAAGAAAAAAGGTTACAAGATCGGCGGCAAAGTTGGCAAGAAAGGTTTTTCTAAAGGTGGGCCAATAGGCGCAGCTAATAGAAGAAGAGCAAGACAAGGCGCTGATTACGCTAAATAATTAATGCCTCACTTAATAAGTAATATACCTTACTTCAAAGTTTGGGTCAGAAGGGAGTTTACGGCTAATCACGAAAAATATCATGGCGAGTTTTTACACGCTAATGTTATAGCTGTTAATACAATTCCTGATAGATCTTTAAGTTTCCATATAGTTTTTACAGGTTGCGAAAGCGACGATCCAGAATGGGAAGGCGAAAATATTCATGGTGGTGCTATGTGGGCCAGAATGCCTATACAAGCATTAGTAGCAGATATACCTGTCGAAGAATGGCCAGAGCCTATGGAAGACCATTTGGCTCAACCTTGGGATTGTGAATCTAGAGATCATGCAGTCATTTGTATGGATCGTGTAAGCTCATCACCTTGGTTAGCAAAAATAGATGGTAAGTTCTACCAAGCCAAATATTTGTTTACCGTTGACTATACAAATAACGAGATTGCAGATGACCCTGCACAACACAAGCAATCTCATGTATTATATATAACAGAAGATTGTAAATGGAAAGGTAACTTAGTTGCTTTGCCAAACAACAGAGTAAGAGCTACAAGCCCTGCACTCTGGGCAACAGGCGAAGGTGCGCCAGACTTTAAACCGTCACAATGGACACATTCAGCCGAAGGACATGAAAGTTATTTAGATCCATTAATTACATTTAATAATTTATATGAAGACTAATGGCAGTTTCAGGAAGTAAAGATTTCGAACTCAATATTACAGAGTTTATTGAAGAAGCATACGAAAGATGTGGGCTAGAGCTTAGAACAGGCTATGATTTAAAAACAGCTATAAGGTCTGCCAATCTAATGTTAGCTGAATGGGCTAACAGAGGTCTTAATCAATGGACTATATCAACAGGCACACAAACAGTTACAGAAGGCACTAATAACTACCAGCTAGGTACTAGCACAATAGATATATTAGATGTCACTATTCGTAGAACGGTAGGTACTGAAACAACCGATATAAGAATGGACAGATTATCTAGGTCAGAATATTTTTCTATACCTAACAAAGATTCAAAATCTAAACCATCACAATTTTTCTTAGACAAACAACTTAATCCAGTTCTTTATGTCTACCCTGCACCTGAAAATTCTACTGATGTTATCAGATTTACAAAATTAGAAAGAATGGATGATGCTGATAGCGCATTAAACACTATGCAAATGCCCTTCAGGTTCTTTCCTTGCTTTGTAGCAGGCCTAGCCTATTACTTATCGCAAAAAAAGGCTCCTGAGCGAACTGGTGAGCTCAAAGCTATATATGAGGAAGAATTTAGACGTGCAGCCGATCAAGATGAAGATAGAGCATCATTTAGAGTAAGACCTTACCCAGGAGTCAGAAGATGACATACGCTACTGGCAAATATGCCTTAGCATTATGTGACAGATGTGGCTTTAGGTACAAATTACTTGAACTAAGAAAAGAATGGACAGGCTTAAAAGTTTGTGATTCTTGTTTTGAACCAAAACATCCACAATTAGGGCCATTCAATCATATAGCAGATCCTGAAGCTTTATACGATCCAAGAGTAGATAATGATATAGAGGCAAATGGTGGTAATGTTTTTTCAACTGATAATCCAATAGGTAGAAGTTTTAGAGGCTTCTTGCTAACATCTGCATTAGGAAGAGTTACAATAGCAACATGACATTAGCAGAATTAAAAAGCACTATCCAAGACTATTTGCAAAATAGTGAAACAACTTTTGTTAATAACTTAGACGAAATAATAAAGACTGTCGAAGAAAGAATCTTTGAATCTGTACAATTCGATAATTTCAGAAAAACAAGCACGTTAACGTTTACAGCTGGCAATAAATTATTAACTACACCTACTGATTATGTTTTGTCATTTAGTTTAGCTGTAATAGATGGCAATAGCGATTATCACTACCTAGATAAAAAACATCCAAGCTTTATGCAGGAATATGACGTTGATCCTGCAGATGCAACTAAAAGAGCCTTACCTAAATATTACGCAGATTATGTTAAGAATCTAAGCGGCTCTTCTTTGGTAGTGGCTCCTGTCCCAGACACAAACTATAACGTTGAGCTAAACTATCTATACAAACCAAATTCATTAGTAACAGACACAACAGGCACTTGGTTATCGCAAAATGCTAGAAATGCCCTGATATATGGGTGTTTAGTAGAAGGATACATATTCATGAAGGGTGATGCTGAATTGCTAACTCTTTATGAGAATAGATATAATCAAGAGATTGCAAGGCTCAAAAATAGAGCCGAAGGAAGGGGAAGAAGGGACGAATATAGATACGATTCTTTGCGTAGTCCTGTAAGCTAATTATGAAGAAAATTAAAAGTTTAAAAGGCAAGAAAGTTGCCTTAGTCGCTATGGGCGCAAGCTGGTACGATTTTTGCGTAAGCAGAACAAATAGTGCTCAGTTTGATGAAGTATGGGTAATAAATTCTGTTGCTGGTGTGATA